CCCCCCTTAACGCCGGTATTTATAGTACCTGGGATGCGCAATACTCGCGCTGCGTCACCCGTCACGGTTGGATCAATGCCCAACTTTTCCTGAAAGCACAATCTTTTAAATGCGTCAGCAAGTGGTTGCCACTGCGCAATAGTTACCGCTTCAGTTAACGGCCAGTATGCGTGTAGTCCACCGCCTGATGAAACTAACCATGGCAAGCCCAAAGCGTCTAGTCCTGTGCGCTCAATAAAACCCATCACTGCGGCTGCTGCAATACGTGTGGCGGGGTATGCTTTTAACTTGGTGTTACCTTCTTCATCGACGATATCTTTTGGGTGGTTACAGTCAATATCGATAGCGATGCAGCGCATCATTTTTGCATTAACGCGGGTTCTTGCTGCGTCTTCCCCAAAGGTCGCCAGTGCGAAATAAATGTCGTACCCTCGTGCGTTCCATTCTGCTACTTTTTCTTTTGCTTCGTTAAGTGTGTCCGTGTAGAAGTGTTCTTTCTTCTTCGACAGCTCCGCGACACAATACCTGCCATTTCCTGAAGGTGGCAGTACCTCCGCTAGAAAATCAAACGGTTCCATAAACTTCCTTGCTGGGCTTATTGTGCTACAGAAAAGTCAAAAGCTAACTGCTGCGCGCTGGCATGAGATGCTTCTATCAGAGAACGACGACGCGCAAAGAAGCGCTTATTAATCTCCATCAACCATTCGGGCGTAGGTTGTTCGATAAGCGCTTCGTACCGCGAGAGTTCATCATCTGTGAGGGTACTAGGTCGTACACATTGCATATTCTTTTCCATGCTTCCTCCGAGGTTGCCGATGTTGACATTATTTTAATTAGTGTTTCGACGCGAGGCTGATAGCCTACAAAAACGTCCTTACCTGCAAACCAGTTATAGACCGTCTGTCGTGTAACGCCCAGTGCCCTTGCAATGTATAGCACAGGAAAGTCCATATGTACTGCCCAGCGGCCTAGCGTATTACCCATCGTTCGGGGTGCATACTTAACGATGTCTTTTGTTTTTAATGAGTAGGTCATTTTTTAAAGGGGGCTTCGGCCCCCATCCTTAGTTATTCGTCTGAGTCATCCCAACCGGCAACGATATCAGCCAGCGCGCTATTACCTGCAGGAACTGCATTTACTTTTGCCGCAGTACTACGTACCGCAGGTTCGGCAATTTCTATAGTAGCGGTTTCAAGTACTTCAGCAGCTTTAGGGCGTGCCTTACGTGTTGCTTTCGGTGCCGGTGCTTCTGGCTCCGCATCTTCCATATCTTCTACTACTGGAACTACCGGAGGTGTGGCCTTAGCTACTACTGTGGGATTACTTCCAGCTAACTGCAACGGGGCTGCAACGCCATCAGCGGCGGCAGTACCCATAGAACATGCTGCCGTAGCGTCTTCAGTAGCGCCTTGCTCCAGAATAATTTCATACTCAACTTCGGTCAACCAACGCATAGGCTGGAAGAAAACCTTTGGCGACTCTGACTTAGTATCGAAGCGCATCCGAGTAACGATCTGCTCTGGGTTGATCGGTGGATTTTGTACAGCCAAGTGACGAACAAACGCTTGTAGTGGGCGCTTATCCCCTTCTTCTTTACCAAAGATAGATGTTGCAGGTAAGGACAGTTGCAGTACGTCGCCCTCTGGATCTGCTGCCAGTACTACAGCCATACGTTGTTGATAGCGGCAAGCACGGCTATTCTCTTTACCCGAACCCGAGATGTTCTGCGCGCAGCTCATGCAGTTGGCACTCTGTGGTGTTTTGATATTTGCATCTGGCTTTTCTCCATCGGCACTAGCGCAATCAGGGCCTGCTACAGCTTCACTATCGTACTGCTTGGCGTAGAACACACGGCTTACTTTCGGTGCGGCCTTAACGACGATGACATCCAGAAAGCGCTCGTCAATTGCCGCGACTTCTTTACCACCGGCCAGCAAGCGGAATACACCGCCCTTGATACTGATACGCTTCATGTTGGAAACAGCACCGCCCAGCAAAGCCTTGGCGATTTCGGATACTACGTTGTTGCGGGCAAACGATGGGGTTGCTGCGTTGTTTGCGAAGATTGAAAGGTTAGACATTTTTATTTCCTTGATTAAGTTGGTTTATTTTACTTCATTAAAAAGGCGCTCTTTTAAGAGATACCCTTCCAGAGGCCACAGCTTTTCAAATGCGTTTTTATATGCGAGATGTTCGCCCATTGCACGGTTGTACTTAAGTTCGTGTGCACAAGCGGATTCGCCCGTTACAGTAAAACCATTTTCTAGTGTAAGGATACAGATGGTAAGCAGTCCGTGGTACAGGTACTCTGTATTTTTTACCTTTGCCATTAAGCCTGTTACAGTGCATGTAGGAATCTCTAACATTTTTATTTCCTTGATTAAGTTGGTTTACGTACTGATACATCATACTCTGTGTGGGCGTTCAAGCCGGGGGGCAACAGCGTTGGGTTCTCTTCCAAAAACTGTGCCATATTACCTTGTGCTATTCGGCGCTCCAGTAAATCTAGTGCATCGTGCTCTAATAAAAACTTCTTAAACTCGTCCCAGTCCTGCGTTTGGTAGCGGGTCTTCTTAGTCAAGGACACCGTACCTCTATCTGTTTTCAAAGAACTTAGCCCTGCGTCCTGCATAAAGTCTTTGAGAGCGAACTTAATTTTTTCTTGCTGATCCTTCAGTCCTTCGATTTCGGTGTCATACGCTTTGGTAAGCTCTGCCATCCTGTTGCGTATCTTAATGTAAATCGCAGCAAGTTTGTCCATCGGAATTTTATCACTCACTTTACTTCTCCTGTTTTATGTGTTTAAGGTTAGACATTCTAAGGTATGTATTTTTGCTTGGCAACTCCTTTTTAAGATTTAATTTCTTGATCAAACATCTGGGTAAGCAATGAGTGATCCGATACACGGGACTCCAAAGCCTTAAACATCTTGCGCTCAATCGGTGAGCCTTGGATGTGTACTACAGTGACGCTTTTTGAATCTTGGCCCTTACGGTCTGCTCGGGCGATACACTGGATGTACTGATCAACAGACATTAAGGGGCCATAAAAAACAACAGTATCTGCGGCGGTTAATGTAATACCATGCGCTGTTGCTTGCGGCTGCATAACTAATATCTGTGTTTCATTTTCATGCTGGAAGCGTCGAATAATGTCAGCGCGTTTGCTTGGGGGTACGTCTCCGTGGATACACTCCGCTTTGATACCTTTCTTTTCCATGTGCCCCAAGATCGTGTCGATGGTGCTTCGGAACAACGCAAACACAATTACTTTACGATCTGTCTCGTTCAAGATTTCTTCTAGTACATGTAAGCGTGGCGCAGAGTCAAACTCCATTACTTGCTTTTCATCCGTGAGTGCAGCGCCACAAGAAATCTGCAACAACTTACTAACACTCGCTGCGGCATTGACGGCACTGATTGTTTCTCCCGAACTTTTGAACAGCATCTGTTCTTTAATCAGGTTATAGTACTTGTTCTGCTGTGGTGTTAATGGTACTTCGCGTGTCGTCGTCAGTACTGGCGGTAGGTCTAAGCACTGGGCTTTGGTGAATCTAATTGCTGGCTGTAAAACTGTATGCACGATATTTGTCGCTTCTTGCTTCGGTACCCATTTGTACATCGTCAACTTGTGCATTACTTTATCACGCCACGCGGTGTAGTACTTCGGTACTAGCGTTGGATTAACCAGTCGGGCTAGACCATACGCATCTAACGGCGACTGCGCTGCAGGCGTTCCCGTCATCATCCACAGCATTGTCTCGGGTTTAATAATTGCGTTCAACGATTTCCAACGCTGTGTGTTAATATTTTTATAAGAATTTGCTTCATCAACGATGACCAGATCAAACCTACCATCTGCGTTTATCTCATTCGCAATTAAGTTCAATCCTTCGTAGTTCGTAATCACAAACTCATAGTCATCCTGAACCATTTCGATACGCCGGGTAGCTTGCGTATGGTGCGCCACAACGACAGACCTATGGATAATACTGTTACTTAAATCGCCTTGCCACGCCGCTTGCATGATAGATAGTGGGCACAGAATCAACACACGCCTTACACGCCCCAATTTCATCAAGTAGTCTGCTGCCCACAATGCCGCCAACGTCTTACCTGTGCCGGGCTCAGAGAACACAAACGCTTTGCGGTGTATCGTTAAGAACGCCGCTGTTTCCATTTGATGCGCCATTGGCTTGTACTTACCAGGCCATTCATAGCGCCCCGTAATAGGAGACGGTACATTCTCTACGCCTAAGTTGCGTAATACTCTAACTTCATCAAGGCCCCAGTAGACTGCAATTTCGTAGTTGCCATCGTCGTCTTCTGAAACTATTTTATGCTTCGGTATAATTGAAAATTTCTCAGGGTTGCGTGTTTTAAACAGCAACGCCTTGTTGTCAATGATCTGCAAGATGCTTCTCCATTTGTAGTACCCGGACAAATTGTCCGGCTATTGTTTTTACCAACACGACTGAAGACTGTTATGGGTGCGACCCATACAGAGTACCGGGATTAAGGCAGCTCATACGCTCGGTGGCCACCGCTTCGCTGAAAACAAATCCACTGACCGGCTTCATGCCTGCCACTCCTCATGCGTCTTGGCCCTTGGACTTTAACCAAGGCTGTACTTATCCCGAAGTTACGTACTGGACTCTTCTATTATTTATTATCCCCTTGATTCTTTGATGGGTCACGTAAGCGCAGATTGCTTTTAACAGACTTGCCACCTTTACGGATTGGCTTTTTATGGTCGATGTCCTTGCCAGTACGATCAATTCCTGCGGCGTCATACATACGTCTAGCGCGCTGCCGTTCGTGTTGATCAGACCCCGGCCCGGACTTACCTGTTTCTAAGTCCCTCTTATATTCAGCTTTATAGTTTCTTTTCGTTGCCATCTTTGTCTCCCGATCTTGTTACTATTATACTATTTTCAAGAACTCTGTTTAGCTCTACACCTCTTGCTGAAAAAGTACCCCGTATCCCATTATCTTGCGCCAAGATAACAGTAATTTTTTCCCAGGTATCCGTACTAAACATATACTTTTTTGTGTAGTATTCTTTTGCTCTATATACTTCAGGATTCAGATACATACTTGGATCGTACGCAACAAGCAAAAACATTAAGCGTATCCCTACCCAGTCAGCTTCTTTAATATTTTCCATTTTATTTTCCTCAATGTCTTGGGTGGTGCGCACAGGTATTAACGGGACACCACGGGCATAATGGAGATGTCTTTGCGTTCCATACGCCTGTCTCATGCGCTTGTTCAATACGGCCTACACGTTCGCGGTAGGCCCACCATTCTGGTTCTGCTTGATCGAAAGTCATCTTGGTCTTAACCATCGAGTTCTTAACAACAAAAAGCAGCGCCGCATTTACTTTCCTGATGTGTGGCATGTGTGCAAAGACCAGCATCGCCATTAACTTCAACTGCTCACGGTCAGGGTATTTGTCTTTGCCCGTCTTGTAGTCCACTACGTAGCAAGTAAAGTTTTCGTCATCAACAATTAACAAATCCGCCATACCGCGAACCCATGCTTCTTTGTCGTACCAACCGCAAGGTTTTAGTTCCTTAGTCAGCGTCATCTTGTACTCGCATAGCTTGCGACCGGGCTTTAACAGCAAGGCATCCAATGTTTCCTTAGCAAAAGCAAAGTGCGCGTGTAGTGGTTTTCCATCTCGTACATACTCTTCTGCGGCTAAGTGAAATGCCGTTCCGTATCGTGTCGCTTCTGACTCCTCAAATTTGTAATTCTTGAGAACTTTAACTTCTTGATAGCGCTTGTTACAGCCTTCAAATTCTTTGAGCGCCGAGTGGCTCCACGATACAGGTTTCATATTAGAACTTTGCGGTTAGGACTACTTTGTTTAAACGATCAGAAAAACCATTGACGAACTTTTCGTTATTGTACAACTTACTCCCCATGTCGTGCAGTATTGCGTGCGTTACTTCGTGCCAAAAGGTATCCGACATCTGCGCGCTGGTAAATACCTGTCCCGTTTTGTTGCTTTTTTGAGCTATCTTAACTTTCTGATGCGTTAAATTAACCGTACCCATTACGTAGTCTGCTTTGTCCAGCAAGGCTTCCACGATCTCGATGCTATACTCTCTAGCGCCGACCGTTATCTTTTTTGGGATATCCATACTTCTCCTTAGTTTTTAGCGTTACCATATCTACGGTGGTGCCCGCCGTCAGCCGCCAAGGGAATCCCCGGCATGTACTTCGGTTCTTTTGTCATCTGCGCCAGAACCCACTGCAACCCTTCTACTGCTTCCTGCGCCGGAACAAGACATACCAGCTCGTCGTGTACCGTCATTTTAATGTCGTAACGCTTAGTCACCCGTAACATTCCATCCGTCATTACGATTCGTGCCACAGCTTGCGTTGTGTTGTTAGCGATCTTGCCGGGGTACAGCTTTGTGCCGTACTGTCCATAGACCCATGACGTCTTACCTGTTGTGTACTCTGTCCCATCTTCGAGCCGGGCTACTTCTTTTTCTAAGCGGAGATTAGGGTACAACAACTTCATCCCATTAGGCAACTCGATTTCTTCCTTACGGAACGTCAGACACTTGTGCGTATACTCTACGCCTCCAAACAATGCAGACTCAATTAAACGTGCGTACAAATGCCAAAGACTCTCCACCTGATGTGCCGTTGCTCGGTAGATATCAATGATCTTCTTCGCCGCTACGCAATGAATCAACAACTCGTTGGCCGAACATATATGAGGGATTTCTTGCATCTTCCTAACGTTGTCATCCAAGTCCAAAAAGCGGTCGATGTATTCAGCCGTCACACCAATCGACTTGGCAAAAGCTTTGTCGTACATTACCGGCGGAGCGCCAAGGAATCCAACCAACAACTGCGCTGCAAACGATGCCCACCCTAACTGGTATCCTGCGCCAATCAACGCAGATTTTGCACTTTGGCGAAGTGCCGGGTGAGAGTACTTCGTCATGCCGGGGATACTAAACATCTGCGAACCGAACTGTGCGTACGCATCTTCGCCCGACTTAAATATATCCAGCATCTCGTCGTATTCCGCAAGCCATGCCAATACCCTAGGCTCGATCTGGGACAAGTCACCTACCACAACCTCGTAGCCCTCTGGTGCCATGATCGCATTGCGCAGAAACGACCCGCGCTTTAAGTTCTGCATGTTTATCGCAGAACCTTTACTGTTATGTATCACTTTTCCGTTAGCCACAAATCTCGCTCTAGGACCACAGTTTAATATGTCGTATACAGGCACTTTCATTTATTTTTCCTTGGGCGTCCACCTTTAGGCTTCGGCATTTTTAAAATTTCTTCATCAGTAAAGCCTGCTAGAATATATCGGCGCAGCCCTTCGTACGTATAGTCCTGACGTACCGCCAACAAACGCTTAAGCCTTTTCCCATAAACATGCCCGGTATAGCCACGTTTATTTCTAGCCTGCTCTGAACGTGTGGCCCAACGCAAATTCCCCGGCTCATACCCTTTGTTGTTGTCTATTCTATCTATAGAGTGTTGCGCTGTAGGACGAAAACCTGTATTTTCTTGCACCCATATTACGGCTTCCCGAACGCTACTAAAACCAAAAACAATTCCTCTACCGCCGTAGTTTTTGTACGCTTTTTCTTTTTTATTTTCACACCTTTTTTTGGCCCCTCGTAATACCGATGCAAGGCATAACTGTTCGGGGGTATACCCCGCTGGCCAAATGCGCAATCTAGGAGGTTTTGTTTTTCTACACTGAGGGTATTTGTCTGGAAAAGCTTTTATGTCTCTAAGCATTCGCTTAGATACGGCACATGCTTTGCAACTCGTGGATTTTCCTGCACGAATTTCTTTATACCTAGGCGTTCCATACCTTCCGCAACTACAGACACACTCCAGCCGCCACTTACCATCTGATCCTTTTAAGTCTCTTCCTAGCAGCTTCCACTGCCCTACTGTCTGGTTGTTTTGCATCCATAATTTTCGAGCCTGCTGCGCGCGCATCATAAAGGCTGTAGGTTGTTTCGTCGTCGAAAAAGACTTTATGGTCTGGCGTTCCTGTGATTCCGTCATAGCTAATAACCTCCTTGTATCCGCTGAACTGCACACCCTCATGTTGGACAAACTCAATACCATCCCATACAAGGTCATCGGGAAGCACATCTACTATGCGTTTTGTTTGCTGCCCGTAATGGCTATTATAAACAATAACCTCTGTTTCTGCAACAACACATGCCGTCCAACGCCCTGACAACGCACCATAGTAACTCAACGGCACAGGCAACGTACCGCGCGCCGCAATATCTAAAAACCGTTGCGCCCGTGTTCGCTCTGTCGTGGACTTCACCGCCAGCCTAGCTTCGCAGAGCAGCGCCACTTCGTCGTTGTCTCCGTTCAGTAGTGCTTGGAAGTGCGCGTCAGTCTTGGCGAAAGCAAGCGCGGTTTTGCCGGTGGTCTTGCTCACCTTGTATGGCGCTGGTACACCCAACGACTCCAGCACTTCAGCAAATTTCGGGTTAGACGCAAGGGATGCTTCGTCAATACCTAACCGCGCCAGCAGGCCCTCCCGCTTTTCTTTCTCTAACGCCATTGCATCAAACAGCAGCACCTCGTCCAGCACAAGTTTAGGCTGGGTGTACATACGCAATGTCATATCAATCAAGCGCAGCTCAGAGGAAGGGTAGCCCACGATTAAGCGCTTAAATATTTCCTCACATAGGAACACATCGTGCTGGCAGTATTCGGCTAACTCTTTCTCGATCTGCGGAGGCAAGGGGCCTTCGAGTCCGTCGGTGCTATGTACTGCCCGACCTTTAGGCGGCAAGCCAAAGTCTTCTGCTAACTTCATCAAGCTGTTGCCCACCTCTACACCGCGCAGGGCTCGTGCCATTGACAGCGTATCAAAGATGAAGCACGGGTGTACGTCATAGACCCACTCCAAGATGGATACGTCGAACTGGGCATTGTGTGCGATCACTGCCGTCCTGCTCCAGTCATACATTGTTAAGGCATCTCGTAGTGTAGTTCCGTTGTACCAAGTAGCCGGACATTTGTCCGTGTACTCTTTGATGCAGGCCCCGTATGCTTTGAAGCGCGGGTCACGAATATATTCTTCCGTTGTCATCTTAGATAATGTGTAATCCGCCTTACTCCAAGCCGTTTCAAAATCTAGTACTATAATCCTATCGTACGGTGCGCTCATACTACTTCCCCCATTTGTTTGTACAGCAAGTCCACGACATCTTCTAGTATTAATACGAGCTCGGTGTGTATATTAATTTCGTTAAGCGCTTCTTCGACTAAGGCTAGTACATCTTTCTGTCGCTGCAAAACAATATCAGCGCGTTTATATTCAACTGCTTTTGTGTCGTCGTGGATCTCGACCGTGTTCTTTGCACCGAAGTACCTGGGCGGCAAACGTGCATCCTTACCCCAGTACCTAGTGCCAAGTAGAATCTTTTCCGGCCACTCTGCACAATGCTTTCGTGCATCCATTATCTCTTTATCATTCATTTTGTTGTCTCCATCTTATTCAGCGCCTCAATAGATTTTCTTAAATAGCGCGTTATCTCCGAAGAAAATTTATTTTCCTTATTGATATTGCCGATTTTATCAAGATAGTCCAGTATCTCAGCTTTCAGTTCTTGCTCTCTATCAGCTACAAGATCAGCGCGTATATAATCGCACTTGCCGTACACCAAGGGGAAAGGAGAAAACGAGGGAAACCATATACCATTGACATCTTTGTCCATCTCCACTGTTATTTTCTCAGGCCATTCCATCACATACCTCCCAGTAATTCCATCTCACATTTTTCACATAAGCGGCGAAATTCTTTTTCTTGAGCGGCCCTTGCTGCGGCCCATGCTGCGTCCCTTGCTGCGTCTCCTGTTGCGGCCACTGCTGCGGCCCTTGTTGCGGCCCATGCTGCGTCCCTTGCTGCGTCCCATGCTGCGTCCCATGCTGCGTCCATTGCTGCGTCCCCTGCTGCGGCCCTTGCTGCGTACCTTGCTGCGTCCCTT